ACAACCAAGAACCAATCCACCATTCTTTTCGCCAATCTTTACAGTTGTTCCCTTACGGTATTCTGTGTTCCATGTATCATCGCAATCACCGCTAACGGAATAGGAATTATTACCTGCTCCCTTACCAGGAATATCGAAATCTTCAGCTTCAATCGGGAATGCAAGATTAAATGCTTCACCCTTAAACGGCTTCTGCGGTTCAGGTTCAACAATGGTTACGCCATCACCTGTTGGCAATCCAGTCGAGTTCACACCCTTATTACTTGCAAGATACTGCTTGAGCCATGTCATAGCTGGACGATCTTGTCCATTCTTGATGATACCAGAGTTACCATTTGTAGTCCAGGTAGCGCCATAAATGTAACCCCACAATGTGATACCAGCAATGTGTTCATTTTCCATAAAGTAGGAAATCTGTTGTGAATAGCAGTTCTTCTGGTCATTATCATCTTCAGTAGCAATATCATATTCTGAGATGAACATTGGCATTTGTGTCTTATTCCAAATTTCTTCAATAGCAGACTTTAATGTATTAATGTTCAAACAAGAACCACCACCGCCTTGACCACCTTGCTGACCGCCGGAAACCTGCATGTCATGAGCCTGCAAGCCGTATGCGTCTACAGGAGCACCCGCCTTCTTGATTTTGTTAATCAAATCGATGCCTTCATTCTTCTGCCACTGGACAGTATTATAGTCATTATAAATCAAGATAGCATCCGGCCAACGTTCGCGAGCCATCTTAAATGCAGTAACAACGAATTCATAATTACCATTGTCGCCACCGAGAGCACCAATGATGTTGTTGTTCTTACCATAGCCAGAGTGATAACTACCACCAGACTTAATAGCTTCGTTAACCACGTCAATCATTTCAAGGTCAGGATAATGATTTTTTACAGCGTCAAACCAAGCAGTAATTGCTTTCTTGGTTTCATCTACAGAAAGGCCATTCAACCAATTCGGATATTGTGAACCCCAAACGAGCGCATGGAATTTAAAATGTCCGCCATTGTTCTTTGCCCAGTTATAAGCAGCATCACATCCTCGCCAGTTATAATTACCTCGAGTACCTTCGATAGATGCCCACTTACATTCGTTTTCTGCCGTAATCTGATTCCACAATGTAGTGAAGTCGGAACGAACTTGTCCTTGTGTAGTAATATTACCTACGAACTTTGCTGCACCATCGGCTAAACCCGGTCCAGCAAAGGCCATAGAAATACACATGAGCAAGCACATAATTAATGATTTGATTTTTGTCATTGTGTTTCTCCTTAAAGTTAAACTATTATACAATATAACAAATAAAAAGGGATTGTAAACCCCTTTTTAAAAATTTAATTATATTGTCTGAGCAATGTTCATGATTTATTTATGGTTTTCGCCCATCGTAGCGATGAATTTTTCATCGAAGAATAGCTTACCATACAATAAATCAATCCAATTATCATTTTTTGCTACAAATTCTGGATTTTTCATCATATCTTGCCAGCTTGCTGCACCTATATGAATATAGGGCAAATATTCGCCAATATCACCTACGACACCGCCAGCAGTTTGAACATCTTCGAACATCGTTGAACCAGCATCATAATATACGACATTTGGATTTTTTCCATCCATAAAGTGGTTCCTGTCGACCATTGAAACTGAATTGGATGCTACAATACGTTCATTGTCATTGAACAGAATCTTATTTTTCTTCAAGAAATCAACATCGACAAAGCAATACCAGGGATTTACACGCTTATGAGTCTTAAATCCACCACGATTATTAGAAATATCACCATAAAGCTGCAAATTATGCTTCTTTACATTTTCAAAAACCTTAATCGGATCGATTACACAGAATGTATCACTGTCAAGAATCAAAGCATATTTAGTCTTGACTTGCGGGAGGGCATTGTTAAGTGCGTCAGTAAGGTTAGCATCCGGATTATTGATAAACGGAATATTATATTTGTTAAGTAGTTCCCTATTGCTGTTAAAATATGCCGGACTGTTTTCGGATATAATAAGATTATCCTTTGTAAAACCATATCTTGCAAGTTGGTGCAAACAGAGTTTGAATGCACGATGCGCCTTATAACTACATACAACTGCTGTAAAATCTATCTTTCTTATTTTTTCTGCCATGTCATCACCTATAATTTAATATACCGATAAATACAATATTTAAGCCCAAGAAAATAAGTATAAATTTTAAAAACGAGTAAACCGTTTCTACTGGGTCACTCGTATTTAATTTAAAACTTATTGAGGATATTACCATGAGGAAAATTTCGACAAAACCGAGAATCACCCCGTAATATAATGTATCTTTTATAAAATCCATAAGTTAAAGTTCAAGTTCATCTAACTGATGCATGGCAGTCTCATAGATTTCGTCTGAATTGACGCCATCATCAATAGATTCCTTTATGTATTTGAGAACTGATTTAGCTTGGCGCCAATTTACTCTTTCATCTCTATTATTTTCGATATCGGAAATAATATTTTCATAAATTTCATCGGCATCAACATCTTCGTCAAATTCGCAACGTTCTGTGTAATATTTCGACATAAAAACTCTCCTATTTAAAAATCTTGTTGTATTTATGTCGAATATTGTGTGCTTTTTGTTATTTTCTGTATTTAATAAATTTGTACTTTCCGCCAGTTACCTGGTCCATAGCTTCTTCAGTATAGGAAATAAATCCCTTTTCCTTATGAGCAATTACTGCAGAAACAATATTACCGATTGCAGTCTTTTGCTCATTTTCGAGCTTGTCGATAATCTTTCGGCACAAGTCATTAACATCACTCATATCAAGGACATGAGATTCTGGAATTTCCGGTTCCTGAATATCCATACTGTTATCATGGTAACAGCCAAACACCTTTCTAAACAAATCAAGTATTGTCATTATTCACCTCGTCTTTAAAAAATTCAGAAGCCATGTCTTCTAGTTTCGGATGTCCTTCAAGCTGCTTGACACCCTGTAATACTTGTCCGAGCGCCTGAATAGTTTGAACGGCAATAAAACGTTCCACGGCTGAATCGCTATTATTTACGATGAGGTTACAGCGATTAATCGTAGATTCAACTTCTTCGGTCGCAATCATGCTATTGTCTTTCCTTTTACAAAATCATTAATATCCATCAGTATATGGCTTTCAAGTTTTTTACTGTCCGTTGTCATTACCCTAGGGTCTGCGTTGTCAACATATCTATGCACCTGAGCATCACCGAACAGATAATAGTAGTCTAACTGCTTATTCGTTTCAGGTTCCTTTACAGACAACCACAAAGCTAAAGAATCTTTGTTTTCTTTATACGTAGTCTTATTACAGAAAGTCGGGTCTGACAATCCTGTAATATATTGGAACACGCTCCTGACAGCAACATATCTATCAAGTTGATAACTCATTAATCTTTTCTATCCTTATAGCTCAATGCATGACGGTTAACTGTTCTTTCCTTATAATAACCCATAGCGGTTAATGTGCTAACAAAGTCCTTAAAAGGAATAGCCGTATCAAACATCAACGAATCATCAAGATTGCTGACCTTTGCAATCTCATTGGTGTAGTCATATACAATCTTAATATGCACATTATTGACATTCAAAATACATTCGGTCGCATTCCACGACTGAACATAGTCCATAACGCCTTCAGCATTACGGAAACGCCATACTGCAAATTCTGTTAAACCCATTAGTTAGTTTCCTCGGTATCTAATACAAGTGTAGTCTTAGTTCCTTCGGTCTTATATGAATCAACCTTGATATTGAATTTCTTGGCCCATGCAATAGCCTGTCGCATAATGAGATCGATAAGTTCCTGTTTAGTAAAGATTACTTCTGGACATGCACTTACCTTTGTTACTGCGCCTTCTTTAAGTGCGACAATTTGATTTTTGAGGTCATTGTTCTCTTCACATACACGTTCATGATCTGCGGAAAGTGCCTCAAGACGTCCAACAAGAATAACATTTTCATCATGTAAATTTGACATAATATTCCTCTATAACATTTAAAATATAGAAAAGAAAACGGGTTTCGTAAACCCGTCTATTATTTTTATGCTGATTTATTTATCTTTTTATATAACTTATAAAGCATCAGGCATCGTTCTACATATTGACGAGTTTCTTTTGTAAGTGCTGGTGCCTTACCACCATTCTTATCAAATTTCGTGTTTGCCTTATAAGCTCTCCATGCTGTAGCTTGTCTCCTACCGCCATTGTAAGCAGCAAGCATCATTTCAATGACATTATTATGAGTCTTAGAAAGGTCAGCTAGTTTACGACCTGCGACATCGATATTTTTCTTGAGGTCCAACATGTCATCGAAATCGAACGTCTTTTCTGAACCACCTTGTAATCTTACATGTGCATCCTTCGCAGCAATCGGTGTAATCTGCATGATACCTCTTGCACCTTTGTTACTTACCGTTCCTGCATGCTTGTAATTGGATTCGGTTCCAGCCATAGCCAAAAGGATATCGACGTCAATATTATATTTGTTAGCTGTCGTAGTAATATATTTAGCTATCTTATCGACATTTTCTTTTCCTTCCTTTTTCAACATCGAATCCGGAGTGGAAAGAATTTTCTTTTTGGTCAATTCGATTTCATCTTTAAGGCTCATTCCTTTAACAACAGACTTATCTTTTACTGTATAACTGGTCGGAACGCCATATTTGTCATGCGGCAAATCTTTTCTTAACTGAACATGAACCTTTGACCCTTTGCCAAATGAATCATCTTGTACTTCTTTCTGAGCTACATTACTATTGCCAAAAGCTAAACCCGCAGCAAGTGCTCCAACACCTAATGCTTTCTTCAAAATACCTTCGTTTAAAAGATTTTCGTCTTTATCGTATATTAGATAACCTGCTTCGGCTAATCTTACAAGAGCAAGTTCCACAGGCAAATCAATGCCCGATTCTTCTGCAATATGGCGAATCTGATCTATTAACATATATTAGGACCTACAAAATAAAAATATTAAGCCAGCAATAATAGCTATCGACATGACAGTTATTAAAATATTCATTATTTTTATTTCTGTCTTAACATTCATAATCTAATCTTTATTATTTATAAATAGACTGTATGACAAACAGATTCACTCAAATACTGATTCCTGGAGTTCTTTTACCGATGTCTCTGGGAACAGTTTATAATTTCTCACAATATTCGGTAAATATCCAACAATTATTCGACATTACTAAATTCCAGGGCGATATTGGCTTCATGCTCATTATTTTCTTCCTTGGAATGGGTGCTGCAACATTCGGTAGAATGGTCGAATTAAACCCGAAAAGAATGGCTATCGTTTCCACTATTCTTTTCTCAGTAGGCATGTTCTTAATGTTCCTGGCAACTAACTTCGTATTGCTGCCGTTATATTACATTGCATGTGCATTTATGGGAACTGGAACAGGTATTGGCTATACGTCGCCGATAAAACAACTACTAAGTAATTTCGAAGACCATAAGGGACTAGCTAGTGGTTTGGCAATTACTGGTTTCGGACTCGGCAAGTTCGTATTTGCACCGGTTATTGAATACCTGTTGGCGAATTTCTCATTGCCTTATATGTTCCTAATCCTGTCTGGAATATTCTTAGCAATAATGTCATTATGTTCATGGCTATATAAACCAAATCCGATTTATATAAGCACAATCTATACTGCGATACCTTATAAGGACCTGGTTAGCACTATATTTTTGAGTAAGAAATATATTTCTGTATGGTTGATGTTCTGTATTAATATTTCTTGCGGTCTTGCATTGATTTCACAAGAAAAAGGATTGTTATTAAATCTCGGTTTTAAAGAAATAGCGATATTGATGTCGACTACTGCCGTATTCAATATTCTTGGTCGTTTTGGAATGTCTACTGCTTCTGACAAGATTGGTAGAAAGGCGGCATATCATTGGGTATGTTCGTTAGGTATTATTGCAGCATTCCTTTGCTTTACACAGAATCCATATCTTGCGCTCATTGGCATCATGCTTTGTGAATTCTCTTATGGCGGAAACTTCTCAGTATTGCCGAGCTTATTGTCCAAATATTTCGGTCAGTCATCCGTTTCTACAATCCATGCAATGACTCTTTCTGGATGGGGAATCGCTGGTATCTTAGGCCCTACATTAGCAAACGTATTTACAGACAATAGCCTATACTTAGTTCTAGGGCTTCTATATCTGGTAGGATTTATCGGATTTACAGTGTGTGTTAAAAAACAAGAATAAAATAAAAACCGGATTAAACAATCCGGTATATTTTATTAAATTCGTCTTCAGAATAACATCGTAGCGTTATTTCTGTAATATCCATATATTTGACGATATATGTATTATAGGGGAAGAAGTATGGCTTATGAATATATACTTTGTTATATGGTTCTGGCCAAATAACTATTCCGCCATCGTAAAAGTCATAATCAAAATAGTCTCCAAGAAACTTATCAATTTTCTTTACAGAATCCTGCGTAAAATAAAAGAAATATGTGTCAGGTTCTGCATTTATCTTTTTACATTGGCCACTAAGAACAGTAGCCTTTTTTGTAAAAATATTCTTAAAGAATTCTTTAATCATAACTTTCACCTATTTTGAATATAAAATATAGTTATTTTTAATAAACTTGTAAACCTTTTATAATAGTTCTGAATTATTTTATATTTTTATTATATTCATCTGCTACATCTAAGCCATTAGGTTCATCTTGCATCGGTAGTTGAATCGATTCACAAAGAATCGGTAAAAGTTCCAGATAACAAGTTTCAGCATTTTTATAGTCAGCCATGCATTTTTCGATAAACCTAAAATAATCATGATCAATAAATTGTCTAAACTTATACCATGTCTTTTCTATTAAACCCTGTGCCAAGAATATCTGGTCAAGATGTGTCGGGTCAAAGAAATGATAGTATGGATATTCGTTTTTTACATAAGGATTTTTAGATACAGCTGAACCTTGCTTAGCCAACAGCTTATCCATTGTCCTGTCGACATAAGCATCCTTGAACATATATTCTAAAAACTTTACGGCTTGATGATATTTTGGATTTTTCTTTCCATGCTCGTCATAGAATACATTGTAATTATTTAGATATGTCATCAATAGGTAAGTTTGAAGATACTTGACTACCAAGTTAAGATAACGTTCATACTGTTTCTTATAATCTTGAAAATTCATCATATTCTATTTATAATAAATAATATATAAGGCCACAAAGGAGGTATATTATGGCAATTACAGTAAAGAGCGTCAACTACTCAAAGATAACGACCAGCAAGCAAGACGGAATTTATACATTTGTAAATCCGGCTACGATTATTGTTACATACACCAAGAATAACAAGACCTACAAGCTGAATCTCAAATTGGAAAAAGGATTCAGAACTGATGGTGCATCTATCCCGTCAGCATTTACTTGGTTCCTTCCGAAATGGGACACAAAGAACATGAAGTATAACTGTGGTGCCATTGTTCATGACTGTCTGTATACATTAAAGGGTGTAGGAATATTCACCAGAGAAGAATCTGACGATTTCATTAGAGGTATATGGCGTTGCAGCGGTATAAGTAGATTCAAAGCAGGTATGGCTGATAAATGTCTTGAACTTTTTGCAGGAGGCGAAAAACATTGGGGTTCGGACGACCTTGACAACAATAAAAAGAAACTGATGAAAATTACAGTAACTAATGCATAAAAAATAACCCCAGTCAACTGGGGTTTTTAATTTAGAAATTAAGAGTCTTCAATAATATATTATTTTCTTCAACCGCTTTTTTCATCTTTTCGATACCTATTTTTGCGATTCTTTTCTGGTCTTCACTCAGCAAATTTTCGTGCTCATTATACCAGCCATGTCTTTCATCATAGGCATAACCGTATTTTAGCAAGGTATCTTTTACGCTTTCAATTAAAGAACCATTATACATGTATTGCTCATAAGGATTCATGCTTATTCTCCCAGTCTATATATTTATCTATAAATTCATTTATTGCAGTTTCGTTACGTGCTACTAACCTTTTAAATTCAGAAAACGTAAAAAACTTATATTCTTTTTTAATTATCTTCGGTTTACAACTAAAACATAGGAACTTATCCTTGACAGACAATAGATCTATCTTGTTCCTATATAAGTCTACAAATATATAATCACCAATCAGCTCGCCATTTTTTATAGGCTTCATATAGAAGAGAGCTGACAGCTTAATATAATTGCATTTATCTAGTATATTCACCATCGGTTTATAAAACACTGTTTACAAATATAGAAAAAATAAACGGTTTTTACACCGTTTATTTATAAGATTATTTTGAATATTACTTAGTAATACTGTTCTTTGCGTTGGAAATATCGATAGCCATGTGACGGAGGAGGTCAACGAGAGTAGCATTAGCACCCTGCTGAATCTTCTGAGTCATCAAGTTAACATACTTAGCCTTGTCATCCGGTGCATTGAACAATTCATCCTGCACATACTTGTCAGAAATAATGTAGTTATAAATGGCAGTACCAAGATCAGTAGCAAGCTGCTTGAGGCCTTCCTTAATGTCGCCATTGCCAACATATTTCATGACAATAGTATCAAGAGAACTATTCATAGCCTGAGTCTGATAGCTCTGTTCAGCTGCAGATCTCTGTGCTAATTCGATGTCTTCCTGAAGCTTCTTTTCGTAATATTCTTTAAATTGCTGTTTAAAGTCCATAGTAATTAATCTCCTAATTTCTTTATATTATTTATAATGATTTTACGGATTTAATGTAATGATTAACTAACTTTGTTGTCTTAGAAGAGGCATCAGATACACCTTCAGAAGGCTTGATTATTACTTCATTGACTTTCATGATATCTTTTAGCTTATGACGATTCTTATGGCCATAGATTCTAACAGAAATCTTACCATCATTATATTGAGTAATAACGCCGATATTTCTCTTTTCTGCGAAATTTACGTTGTTATCAATTATATTAAACCTTTTTTCCGAAAAAATCTCATACGAGAATCCTTTGGAGACCAATATGTTTAAGATTTTTTCAATTTTCTTATCGACTTCTTTAAAATTAACTATCATATACTATTTATATCAAAAGCTAACGCTTTCTTTTTAAAACCATATAAGTAGTATCGAAATCGTTGTCTTTATCTGCTTTAAACTCTTCCTGGGACAGTATTTCCCATTGATCCATATTGATATCAGGGAAGAACGTATCTCCGTCCAGAATCGTCGTATGAACCTTTGTGAGATATAGGTAATTTACAAGGTTTATTGCTTGCCTATAAAGAGTTCCACCGCCAATAATAAAGGGAGTTAAGTCATTCTTGGAATTAGCATAGTCTGCAGCAAATTGTAAAGAAGGCTTGACTATGCATCCTGGTATCTCCAAGTCCTGGTTAGACGATACTACAATATTTGTTCTATTTGGCAATGGTCTACCAATAGATTCATAGCATTTTCGTCCCATGATAATGCAATGACCGTCGGTTAACTTCTTGAATCTTTGCAAGTCTGTTTTCAAATGCCATGGCATATCGCCATTCTTACCGATTACATTGTTATCGGAAACTGCTACAATCATGCTATAGTTTATATTGCTCATCATTACCTCTTATACAGATATTTCCAGTGCACGCCTTCTGTCATCTGATTAAACGTTATAAATGCTTCGTTTGACTTTGTGTATTTATAATGAAGTTGACTATGCTGAATATCTCTTTTAATTAAATATGAATCACCAATTACACAAGTATCACAATTTTTCGAGAACGAAAGATAGAAATGATTTGGTGCGCCGAATCCTTTAAGTGAATCTTTTGTTATACATCCTACGAACCATTTAGGATATGGTGAATTCTCTTCTACCAGTGGTGCTCTTGATGAAATCTTAATATCGAAATTAATCGTATTTGCGTCCTTCAATGCTGCCATATCCGTAAGTGATTCTTTATCTTCACAATAAATTATATCGCCTTCATACTGATTATATGATGCCAGGTGCACATTTGGGTCATTGCTAATAATGTCGTTTGCATGGACAAAATTAAGCTCTGGAACAGTGCTTATATATTCTCGTTCCTCCTTTTCGCCAGTTTTTGTTGAACCTTTGCCTTCGTTTAATGGATGTTTTATTAGTCTAGCTTTCAATTCATCAATATCGAGTTTGCTTTTAAATAGTTTAATAATATCGTCAATCTCGTATATTTCTTTTGTGTACATTACTTGAGTCCTTTAATTAAGTTTGTAAATTCTGTCATAGTGTCCATGAGTTCAACCAAGCCATTCATTTGGACAAACTTGAAATATGCCTTTGTATCGAATTCCTGATATTCGAATGAATCAAGTTCCTTGAGAATTTCAAGTTCGATTTCCTTAGGTATACAGTTGAATGAGATTAATTTTGTATTAAGCTCATATTTTTCTTTCAGTTTCTCTTTTTCTACCCAGGCGTCGACATCTTCATTAATAATCTTCAATGCCTTAACTGGACCGACACCACGCTGTAAGCCAGGAATATTGTCAGATTTGTCGCCAGTAATAATCTTAAGCAATAATGCCTGTTCAGGATTAAGACACTGAACAAATTCATGCTTCACCGCATCGTACTGGGCATAATTTGGATAACGGAACAACTGGTAAAAATCTTTATCAGATGAAATATTAATAATATTCCATTCCGGCTTATGTTTCACTATGGTGGCTATACAATCGTCAGCCTCGGCCCTTGGCACACGAATAAACGGAATATTCCTGAAACACTTATGAAGATTTTCGAAAAATTCGGTAGCTACTGGGAAGAACGCATCGAAGTTAACTACCGATTGCTCTCTCTTTGCTGCACGGTTTGCCTTATAATCTGGGCAAAGTTCTTTTCGCCAACTATCCGAATCTTCTACCCATATAACCCTGTCTGGCGTATGTTGTTTTAATGCCTTTGTAAATGATCCGATAAATGTGAGCTTGAATAAATCAAAGCGCTTTTCTGCTGGATCCACTTTTTGTGCAAAAAGACAACGCATCATTAAGTTTGATATATCAAATATTAATACTTTCATTTTACGTTTCCTTATTTTTACATTAAATATAGAAAAGTATTGCTGACTGCAATACTTTGTAAAATTTATTTAGTTTTTTTAATCTAATAAATAAGCTGCATAATTTATAACTCCGTAGGCTCCTCATAATATAGGCCTTTCTTCTTTCGTTCTTTTCGTTTTTCCCTTACATACTCCCTACTGGAATTCAAATGTCTATAACAATACTTTAAGCACTTTCCCATTTTAATCAATAACTTATGAACTATGAAATGTTCTTTCATCGTCAGTTCGACAAGATTTGTTTTCTTGGAAGAACCTCCCTCGCTACGAGGTATAATATGATGTCGTTCAACTTCAAGTATTAAATTATTGTTACGTTTTTGTGCTCTAAAAATAATATCCCAATAAATTTTTTCGTAATTCAAATTAAAATCCTTTATTACCCGGTGCCAAATTAAACTCTATGCCTATTAAATCCTTATTCTTGATATAGAACTCTGAATCAAAATTCAAATATTTTGGAATGTATTGATTCTTTATCCTATATGCATCCAGAACATTCTTTCTGCTATAACATCTTGCGCCTATACCGATATTTGTATAAATTTTATTAAGTTGTTCAGGTGATAATATAACTCTCTTATCGTTATGTTCCATTATATTATAGTATTTCAGCATATTAGTAAAAATCAATTCTTGTATATCTGTATTGAAATAATGAAAATTTATTCCCCAGAAACAGTTTATGTTCTTATCATCTGGCATAAAGCAATATATAACTGGTGCACGGTCAAAACCTTCCTTGGTTGAAACATCTGATGACGCTTTATATTGCATTATATAAAAGAAACCGTTAACTATATAATTAGTTCGGTCACACTCGTTATTATCCACTGGTATCTTTAAACTATCTTTTAACATTTATATATTTATAAAAATAAGAAAAAAACGGTTTTTGTAAACCGTTTTTAACATTGCGAAATAAAATATTTAAAAATTTCTCGCAACATCTAATAATGCTGACATTGCGGGATTATGTGCATCATATTGTCTAAGCAATATTCCATTATCATATACGAATATTGCATCTTTAACATTGATTGACAATGTTATGCCGTCCTTAAAATTATATACTCTTGTAACATCTTCGTCTTCGTCATCAGTATCTGCATTTTCAAGTTCAATACCCTTTATATTTGCACCCTTTGAAGCAACAGCGAGATATTTAGCGTCTTGTATGATATCTGCTTCGTCTGGTTCATCAAATGCACCACTTCCTTCATATTCAAGTGTAGACGGTTTTAAATTATATTGATTCTGCAAGTCTGCAAATGTCTGACCGTTAGAAATTCCAACACATGACAATATACCAAGTGCACTTACGACTAATGCTTTCTTTGCATTATCACTCAATGAAGAATTCTTTATCTTTTTACAAAGAGACATAGTAGTTTTGCTGATATTGTCAAGCTCTTGCTGGTTTT